TGATGCTGGTCAATATGCCTATCTTGGTGGACAAGCACAAACGGAAGCTGCTAAAAATATAGGGAGAAATACACAAGATATGCTAAGAAGTATGGCATATGGTCAAGCAGCTATGAGTAAAGCACTAGCTGGAGCATCTAATTTAAAGGCATTAGATAGGAAGTACTTCAGTTAAAATAATGATATGTCACAGAATTATCTTGATGTCCCTTGGAATTCTTCATTTAACACAGATTTTGGGTTGGGAGATACGTATGGCACTTATGGTGATTTCATCAATCCTGACATCTCTTTTACACCTCCTACTTCCAAACCAGGATTGGGATCAAGGATTGGTAATATGTTTAAAGGAGGAGGAGGTAACATGTTTGGAGCATTAGCTGGAGGCTTATTTAGCTACATGGGAGCTAGGAGTGCTGCTGCGGCTCAAGCAAAAGCTGCTGAGGCACAATTAAAGGCAGATGCTGACAAAATGAAGTTTGGCATCATGAGAGGTCGTGAGCAAGACTTTGGCTCAATGGGTTATGGTATTGGACAAACAGTAACCAGATATGGAACTGGAGCTGATATTGATTTTGATAGACAAAAAAGAGGATCTGTATTTTCTAAGACTCGTGGTAGAGATTTAACTAGAATGCAGAACATGGCAGATGCCAGAGCTAATTTAGGTTTTAAATTAAGTCCAAGTTTTGGGAGAATGAAGAGAGGACAGTTAAAGAGAAGAATTAAAGAGATGAAAGCTAGAGCTTCATTTAGTCCTCAAGCTATGAAGTATGGACCTATTGCATTCCGTAATACGGTATAGGGAGAAAAAATGGGAGCACCCTCAATTACATATGAATCACCGAAGATTGAAAAGGATGATACCTTTCAGAAGTATCTTCAGTATCAACAGGATCGTGAACTAAAACTAGATGAACGTGCCCAAGCTTCTGAAGATATAGCTCTTGGTAAAACAAGAAAAAGAAGAGAACAAGGTGCTCTAGGGTTTCAAGGATTTGCTGAAAATTTACAAGGACAATTAGAGTCAGGTATTACTCCATTTGCAGATGCTCAGACTAAATTACAAGATTATATTACTAGATATGATTTAAAAGGTGGATTTCAACCTGAGACTCAAACAAGGACAAGAACTGTTTATGATGATGTTTATGATGATGATGGCAAACTTACAGGAAGAACACCACGAACAGAAGAATATGAATACAAAACTCCGGGAGCAACTTCTGGATTTGACTTCGATAGTAGTCAGTTAGGTGATTTCCAAAACCAATTACGTACTCTATATACAGGAACAGGTGAATTAGATACTACCACAGGTAAAAAAGATAGAGGTATAAGAGGACAAAGGTTCACTGCTGGTGTTGAAAAGGCATATAGAGATTTATTAGGCAGAGAAGGAACTGCAGATGAATTATCTACAGCATTAGGTGAGTTTGATAATGCTCTTTATACTGATGCTGGAGACTTTAGAGACCAGTTAAAATCATCTGGTGAATATACCAAGAAGTTCAATGATAATTACATGGATAACTACTATGACACCATGTATGCAAGTAGTCCGTCAGATAGAACAGATGCTGAAGGTAATGTATCTAAGAAACGTAAATATACATTTGATTCATCTGTGTTACCTGGTTTTGATGCAGATCAATTAGCTGATACTGGTATAACCTTACCTGATTATGAGAAGTACTTTGCAGAAGCAAGATCTGTAGCTGAATTAGAAGATCAAAGACAAGGTATTGCTCAGACTAGAGACTTTATATATCAATCAGGTATTACAAGTTTACAGGGTGAGATAGAGAAAGAAAATAGAAAGATTGAGATTCAAGGTAAGAAAGATGTAGCTAAGATTGATCAAGCTACCAATATGTATAGTAACTTGATAGGGTCATTTAACTTCTAAGTTTAATAATCCTATAATAAAAATATTGAAATTTTAAAATTAAAATGAGTAACTCATACAATACTGGTGTAGAAGGAGCTACAACTGGAAGTGATACTTCCGGTAATTTTGATATTACCAGATTTGAAGAACTACTAAACAGATTGGAAGCATCAAAAAAGCGTCAGTCTAGACAAAAATCAGTAGAAGGACGTAGAGACATCTTTGCTCAAGGTCTTGCTGGCATGATGAGCAATTTCTAAGTATTCTAGAATAGATAGGTTACCACTATGGCTGTTGATAAAACTTACGAGTCAGACGATTACTTTGATCTGGATAAGTATCGTCAAGCAGCTGGTGTAGCTTACGAATTTTCCAAAAAGAAAATGGAGACCGCTGGTGAACAAGAAAGAGAAACAATTGGTAAAGGTGGTTCCGAGCAAAGGAGAACAGGCGAACAAGAACAGAGATTTAGGGAAAGGGACGAAGAAAGAGATCGTAAACAAGCCAAATCAGCTTATAAGTATTGATCTCTTTAATACATGGGTAGATAATCTTGACTCCTCTACACAGGAGTCTTTTTGTTCTTTTGCTGCCGATAATTATTCTGTAATTGAAGTTTATTTATATGCACGTTTTCTAGGTTATGAAAGTTCAATAACTGCTTGTGATTTATGGATAAAAGACAACTATAAAAAACCTGATCACCGAAAAAAGTTATTGTATGAGATAACTGAGATGCAAGAAGATATTAGAAAGTTAAGAGATGATATTGAAAATGGTGCTGTAAAAAGGGATGCTGGAGTTGGTCGTATTGCTCAAATGCAGAAAGAACTTAGAAGTACCATATCAGAAATAGAAAACTTTACTAATACCAAAGATAGAAAAGGATTGTTGATGGCTGGTGCAGATAGAGCTATTCGTGAATTAATGTTTATATTTAAAGATGACCCAATAGAAACTCCTTTGGAAGAAGCAACTATGAGTGTATGGGCAAGAATGCAATTACAAGAGTAGTTCAGCTAAAATAAAGAGAAATGAATAAATAAGATTAGTGCATAATGGCTAAGAAAAAAATGCCACCTCAGCTTCTTGAGTACTTTAAGAATAAGAATGATAAAAAAGAAGACGGCTCTAAGATGAGTGATAAAGAAAAACGCTCAGAAGCTTTGGATAAAGCTAGAAAAGCTAAGAAAGCCGCTAAGACTTATAAAGATAAGAAAGAAGCAGAGAAGCCAAAAGACAAGAAGTAAGTTAATATTTAGTAGTAGCTTAAGTATTAATAAGTGCCTTCATATCAGCACCTAGCCTATCGTCGTAATGCGAAAGCTGCGGCTCGTAAACAACAGATCAAAAAGCCTAAAAATCTTGAGCTTATAGAAAAAGCTAAAGAAGATTTTGGGTTTTTTTGTGAGTATGTAGCAGATAAACCACCAGCAACACATCATAAAATCTGGCATGAACATTTTATAACTAATGAAGACAGTAGTTGCTTAATAAAAATAGCTGGACCTAACGTAGATCTGTTAGCTCCTAGAGGGTCTGCTAAATCGACTGTACTAGGTCTTTTAACCGCTTGGGCTATTGGAGTTCATACAGAGGCTAAACTGCCTCTACAGGTTCTTTACCTTTCATATACGGTTGATATAGCCAGGTCTAAGTCTGCAACCATAAAAAGAATTATTGAAAGTAAACGATATCAAGAAGTATTTCCAAGAGTAAGACTACTTAAAAATGTAACCAGTAATGAATATTGGTCAATAGATCATAAATTTGCAGGGATAGACACCACTGGTGAAGAACAATTCACATTATGTGCAGCTGGATTGAAAGGCTCAGTTACATCTAAGCGTTCTCATTTAGTTATGATTGATGACGCAATTAAATCTGCAGCTGATATTGCTAATCCAGATATAAGAAAACAAATGCAAGAGAACTGGAATGCAGTCATAGGTCCTACTATGTTTGAAGGAGCCAGAGCTATTTGTTTAGGTACTAGATTTAGACATGATGATATACACTCAACTACATTTAATGAACAGAATAATTGGACTCAGATTATCTTATCAGCTATTTTAAGTGATGAAAAAACAGGAGAAGAAGAATCTTATTGGCCAGAGATGTGGTCTTTGGAATATTTAAAAGAGAAAAAAAGACAAGCACCTATTGCTTTTTCTTTTCAATACATGAATCAGATAGTCAGACAGAATGAACTATCATTAGCACCTGAACTTATTGTTAAAGCTGAGATAGCAACTGAGTTTGATACTCTTGGAATAGGTGTTGACTTATCTGCTGGTACTAGGGAGAAGAATGACTATACAGTTATGGTTTTGGGAGGACGAATAGAAGATCGTATTCATATCATTGATTATCGAAGAATTCGAGTTATGGGTAATTTAGAAAAACTAGATGCCTTAAAAGAACTATTACATGATTGGTCAGTTATAGGACAAGATGTAAATGGTAATTATTTCCCAACTTTTTCAACTTGTGATATATGGTCTGAAGCCGTTGCATATCAAGCATCTTTAGAAGCAGATTTCAAAAGAGTTTGTCTTACTAATGGAGGTTTATATAATTTGATTTGGCATCCAGTTAAAGGATTTAGGGCAGATAAGTTAGCTAGATTCAGAGGAATCATGGGTATGTTTGAAGATAGAAAGATAGTATTTAACAGATTTAGAAACTTTACCCATATGTTTGAAGAATTAACTAATTTTGGGGTAAGTGGACATGATGATTGTGTTGATGCTTTAGTCTGGCTTGTAAATGGATTAGCCCGTAAAGGTCAACTTCATTTAGACTTTTAAGGTAAGGGTATATAAATAGTTATGGGACCTGAGTATATTGCCGTTATTTTCAGTGCTGTAATATCCTCTTTAACTGGGGGAAGCTGGGTAGCTAGTAAAGTGTTAGAAAGGCATCGTGAAAGATTAAAAGATGCTATACAAAGAGTAGAGAACCAAAGATTACGTATTAATGCTTTGGAGGAACATGTAAACCGTATGCCATTGGAGTATGTTTTAAAAGTGGACTTTATTAGAGAACTGCAAGAAATGAACGATCATTTCAGAGCAATCCATAATAAGCTTGATAAACTAGTAGAAAAGCTTATAGACAAATGAGTTATGTTTTAGAAGTAAAAGAAACCGATGGTGAATTATCGTTAAACCTACCAGAAGAGATACATAATGAATTAGGTTGGATTGATGGAGATTTGATTGAATGGAATGTAAAAGGACCTGGATTAGTTTTAAATAGATTAAACGAACCTTTTGAAGTAGAAATAAACGAAGAGTAGAATATATAAAAATACGTATAAGAAAATGAGAATGTCTGGTTATAGTAATATTCCGGGAGCACCTGGAGGTCAGCAAAAAGACCTTGCAGATATTTTCAGAACAATGGAATTCCAATATGGAAGAGATGGTCAACCCGGACTTGCCGGTCTTCAACCAGTAACACCACCTGGTTATACACCAACAGGAGTTCCTATTCCTATGGGAGGAGTGTTAAGTGGTCAAATGGGCAATGTAGCAGGTATGGGACAAAATCCTCAAGATGTTGCTTTTCTTGGAAATCTTTTTAATAAGCCAGTAATGCCAGATAATTCTGTTGAATTTGGAGGTAAGAAGATAGATAAGAATTTTTATGAGCAACTAAAGAACAACCCAGAAAAAATGCAAGAGTATATAAGACAACAGTATTTAGAAGAGGGTGGTAAAAAGTACTTTTAATTAAAAATGGCACAAGATGATTCCAAATATACCAAACCAGGGCTACGTGAACGGATCAAAGATCGTGTCATGGCTGGAAGCAAGGGAGGAAAGTCCGGACAATGGAGTGCAAGAAAAGCTCAAATGGTTGCATCAGCATATAAAAAAGCAGGTGGAGGATATAAAGGTGGAAAAGGAAAAAAACAAAAAGCCTTAAAGAAATGGGGTAAAGAGAAATGGATGACGAAAGATGAATATGAAAAGCGTAAAAAAGCAAAGAGTGCCGCTAAACGGTATAAAGATTCTAAAAAGTAATTATGGAAATTCCTTCAAAAATAAAAGCCTTACCCGGCCAATTAAGAAAATCAGCTAAATTACATGCTGGACAAGCAGATTTAGTACAAGGATTTCTTGATGATTTTATTAAAAAAATGAAAAAATAAAATGGCTGATAAAGCAATACGAAAAGGATATACAAAGCGTTACTTACCTCAAAGTGCTTGGGCAAAACTTTCTAAAGAAGAAAGGGAAGAAACTGATCGTAAAAAACGAGCTGGTAGTAGAAGAGGAAAACAATTTGTAAAAAATACGAAAACGGCAGCAAAAGCTGGCAAAGCTGCTAGAGCTGCTAAGATGTATAAAGGTAGGCGTAAGAAATAGTAATGGGTACTGCATCTGATCCAAAAACTAGATTAAAGGAGATTATAGACTCTTACCTCGAAAAAGATGGTGGAGGAATGATCGACACAGGTATTGTCGCTTCTCATCTTGCTCAGATGAAATTGTTTGGAGTTAGACAAGGAGTTGAGTTCTTTCCAGCTCAAGATAACTTTGGTGCTCAAAGAAAAGATTTTGTAGATCGTGTAGTTAAATATAATCAACTTGATACTAGACTAGACTCTATATGGGATTACTTTCTTTGTGATGGACAAGGTATTTTTTACATCAGACCCACTAGCACTAATTACAGATTTTATTATTTTAGGAAGCACGAATATAGAAGTTACTACAATGTTGATGGTGAACTTGATGAAGTTGTAGTCATCTACAGTTATAAAGTAAGACAAGGTAATGGGTTCCAACAAGAAATAAATACAACATCTATGAATGGTCCAGCAACGATGGGTCAGGGAGGAGCAAAGAGGTATATAAAACTATCTATAAAGAAAAAGACTATTGAAGAAACTCATTCTGAAGGTGAGATATCTTTTGAAACTAATTATCAAAGCATGCCTGGTAAAACTAAGGTATTTAAAAATACTCTAGGTTTTATTCCTTGTGTAGAGATATTTAATAATGCAAAAGGTTTTGCAGCTGAAGGTACAGGAGAATTTGATGCTTTAGCAAATCATATCTGTACTCATGATGAAATGATAAGGACAATGCGTAAGAATGTACAATTCTTTGGTAATCCTACATTATTATCTTCAAGACCAAAAACAGATTTAATGGAATCTGGAGAGTCTACCGTACAACGTCCATCAATCGCCGCAAATTCTGGATTTGCTGGAATGGGATCTTTAAGTCAGTCAAGATTTAAATCTGATCCTTTATCTCGTGGTGTGGATGGACAGATAAGAGTTCCAAGAGTTATAGCTAATTTAGAACCAAATGATCGTGTTGGTTATATTGTTCCTGACGCAATTACTGGAGATCAGAATTCTTTCTCTAGACAATATAGAGAAGAGATAAGAACAGCATTAGGTGGTGTTGATGAACTATCTATTTCTGCTGGAGTAACTGCTACTGAATATAAATCATTATTTGGAAGAGTGGCTGCAACAGCTAAGAAAAAAGCAGCTTCACTTTATACATACGGTATATGTCGTTGTTTAGAACTAGTTATATTTCAAGAAGAACAGATGTTTAGAGAGACATTAGCAGCAGCTGTTGGATTAGAAAAACCTATTGATTTACCAGAAGATGCAACTCCAGAACAAGTTGAATTATATGGTGAAGCGATGAAGTTTTATGAAGAGCAAATTAAGCAGTTGATGTTAGCTTGTCTTCAGGCTCAACAGATACCACCCGGAGTAAAAGGTTTAATCCCAGACGGAGATATCAACATACAGTGGAGATGGTTAGGACCTGTTTATGAGGACTCAACACAAGATGTATTGAACAATTCCATAGTTGTTAGAAATCTTCAAGAATTAGGCGTTGATAGCATAGAAGCATTGAAATACCTCTTTCCATCAAAAACGGACGAGGAAAGGGCAGCCATGTTATCAGGGTTCCCCTTTAGGATGGTCAATGAATTGCAGGGTGCATACTCTCAGTTCTCAAGGTTAGTGGGGGGAATGATGCAGACCCCTCATCCTCAATCACCTGATTTGCCAATGGCGGCAGACCCCAGGCTTGACCTAACACCTTATCTGTATCGAACACTCGAAGCATTACAAAAGGAGATGAGCTATGCCGGCAGATATCGGCCAATCGACCCCACAGATGAACCAAGCACCCGCAGCGACAAGCAGCGTGGCTCCAAGCAGCTTCGTGGCAGCGGCTCCCGCACCACAGGCGGCAACTCAGGTGCCTCAGGCAGCACCACAGGCTTACCAGGTGGGGATGGGTTATCCTCAGGCGGTGTCCAACTCGATACCTCAGGCAGCCCCCAACTACCAATCAAGCCCTACTCAGTACGCCCCCCAATCCCAACCAGTGGAACCAGCGGCGGCTCCGGAGGGCAATCCATGGGAATCGGCGTTCAACAAGGTAATGAACGTCCTGAGTACTCCAGTTCAATCCCCATTCCAGGATCAGTCCTCAGTGAGTCCGACTCAGTACGCCCCGGTAAACTCAGCACAGCAGAGCAACGCCCAAGCTACTCAGCCATCGGCTCCCCAGACCTCGTCAGTCAACCAGGCATACTTGGGCAACTCTTCCCAAACCTCTTCCAATCCATCATTAGAGGCTCTAGCGGATCAGGCGGGAATGAGCGAAGACAGCAAGTACGTGATGAACGCCCACGGGATAGAGGCACCAGCGATACTAAATCAGTACGCCCTAAACCTAGAAGGAATGCTAGACGACGCAGTTAAATGGGGAAATAAAGCACAAGACTTAATAACAGGATATGCAAATTTTGGTGTTGCAGAACATCAAGAGAATATAGCTTATAACGAGATCCTTACTAACCCAGATGTACTTAGTGATTACACACTTAAGTTCTTTGGTCCTGAAGGTCCACATCCTGTATATGAGAATGAGCAACAGTTAGAAACTCAAGGTTATCCAACTGCTCCTCAGGCAGAGAACAATAATGTAATGGCTCAAGTAGGTCAGAATTTCCCTGCACCTCCTGAAGCTGCTGCACCACAACAGCCAGAAAACTTCTGGGGTAACTTTAGCGAAACAATGTCTCGTGACCCACAGAATGCATGGAAAGTTCTCAACCAAGTTCAGCCAAATACAGTACAGAATAAACTCTTTGTAATGGAGTAAGGTTATGAGAAATGCCCTCACCTATGGAGCACTCGGAGGGGGTGCTCTATTAGCAGGTGGTAAAGCTGTTCAAGAACAAGAAGATCCCGGTTCAATCTTCCTAGCTGGTCTAGGAGGAGGAGCTGGTGCTCTAGGTGGTATCAAAGGAGCCAGAGCGTTAGCCGGTAGGTATGCCCCCATGGTACGTGATAACTTAAGAGCACAAGGGAAAAAAGTAAGTTCAGCATTGACTGATTATGCAATAAGCGACGATTTAATGGATGCGATGAGATCCGGTAAACAACTAAGTCCAGAAGAAATACAAAAACTTAAAAGACCCGGATCTAGACAAGCCTTAAATTTAGCTGGAGGAATAGATTATGCTCTACGTGGTCCTATTCAAACTGATGTTGGGCAACCTGGATTAGCTCGTAATTTAGGAAAAGCTACTGCTTTTGCAACTGTACCTACCGCCGCTTTAGCCGCTGGTCTTGGAGGAGTAGCTGCAGGGGCTATTCCCGGAGCCTTTGGCATGCCAGGATTCGTTGATCCTGAATCTTATGGATCTAGTAACTCACCCGGTGCTAGATACAAGCAAACAACAGTAAACTACGTCTAGAA